CGTCAGGTATAACAACAGCACAGCAATTCGGAGTCATTTGAGTCTCCACAACATGCGGTAGATACATTGTTCATGATGTATGCAGAAAATGCGGATACTCCTGAGCAGGTTGAAACAATTGCCAATATGATGGAAGAGGCAGTCGGTATGAGACCATCTAATGTTGAAGATGTTGTTTCATATGCAATGCGTTTTGCCTCGACAAAAACATCAGATCATCCCGGTGTATATCGTGATCAAATCAAAATGATTGAAGATGTTCTTGATAGAGGAATGGGCAGAGGAGGTCGCCCCCTTAATGCAAGAGACAGAAAACAACTTCAACAGCAACTTAAAGAACTAAAAGCGCAAGAACCCGAAGCCGCAGCAGAATATCACACCCCCGGTATGAATATTGATCCGGCCGAAGAACGAAGAATTAAAAAAGAAATGCCTGAAAGAATTGACAACCCGATGGATGATTACGAATCTCCCTCGTCACCAACAAAAAACATGCCTGTCAATTATATGATGACATCTTCGTACTATCAAACATTCTTAAAGAAGCAGACAGAGAAATAAAACAAGTTGTCTCGTAGAGGCACATCTAGAAACAAAAAGAAACAATTATCACCAAGATATTGTGAAATATGCGGATACACACATGTAGTCCAGCAGCACAGAATAAAGCCCGGTCGGGACGGAGGGGAATACGTTCTCGGAAACGTCATTTCTCTCTGTCCCAACCACCATTTAGAGGCAGATAATGGTATAATCAAACCAAGCCTTTTAGTTTGGATTGTGAGCCAAAGAATTAATGGAAAAGAAAATCCGTACATCGAATCTGGACAAGGAACTAGACCGCCTCAGGAGCCAAAATCTGGTTCTCCCGAGAAACTCCATGCGGGCGGCGCAAACGGTTCAAGACATGTATGGGATGGCCTCTTCTCAATCCCTGCAGCAGGATTTAACCCGTATAAGCAGTGGGGACAATGAGGCACAACTAAAACAAATGCGTGAGAACTCGCGCTTGGCTCGCGCTGTTCGATCTTCTCGTATACGCAAAACGGCTGCAAGCGGCGATTCTTTTGCCGCCATCCCTCGCTTCTATGACCCAATGGAATACTGGGACCTATCGGGTCTTCCATGGAATATGGCCGATGAGGGACATCGTCATAAGTTGCATAAGTGGATGCGCCTTTACTACATGACGCATTATCTGGTGCCGATTCTTGTCGACATCTTTACGCGCTTTCCACTTGCAGGCATGTACCTCAACTGCAAAGATGATCAACTCACGGCGTTCTACGAAGAGGTTTTCCTCGATCAGTTGAACTATCCCGAATTCCTTGTGTCCCTTGGTCGCGAATACTGGACGATTGGCGAGGCTTTCCCACTAGCGTCTTTTAATGAGCATCTTGGCACATGGGAGCGCGAGGAACTCATTAATCCAGAAGACGTAATTATTGAAAATTACCCTCTGCTTGGTTCCAAGCAGATGAAGATTGTTCCGCCAGAGTATCTAAAGCGGCTAGCACGCACCAAGCAGCCCAATGACGAATACAAGATGCTTGTGCAGCATTACGGCGACCTCATTCCGTTCCTTGAGCGAAGCGAGGCTTTCCCTGTCTCCGATGTTCTCATGAAGCAAATTGCATTCCGTGCAAATCCTTGGGACGACCATGGAACGCCGATCCTGCTTCGCGGCTTGCGTACGCTCATTCATGAAGAGAAGTTGCTCGCGTCGCAGGATGCAATTGCAGAGCGCCTCTATTCGCCATTGATCCTTGCCAAATTGGGAGCGACCGATCTAGGTGATGGCCAAGGCCCATGGATTCCCGGACCAGACGATCTAGAGCAGTTCCGTGACGACATGGACATTGCGCTCTCGTCTGATTTCCGTCTTCTTGTCCATCACTTTGGTCTTGAGGTTGAAAACGTCTTCGGCAGAGAACAAATGCCGAATCTTTGGGATGACTTTGATCGCATCGAGCGGCGTCTGATGCAGGTCTTCGGTATCAATCCTTCGCTCCTCGGCGGTGGCGCAAATTCACAGCCCTACGCCTCGTCTGCTCTTCAGGCCGAATTCATGAATCAAATGTTGCGTACCTATCAGGATTATCTGAAGCAGCATTATCGCGAAAGAGCAATGGTTATTGCTGAGGCTCATGAGCATTATGATTACGAGAAAAAGGGGCAAACTCGTATTCCGATATTTGAAGAAGTTGTTGTAGACGATCCTGAAGCAAAAGACGGCTTTAGAATTGAAAAGCGACCCAAACTTCTTATTCCCGATATGGAAATGGCTGTTCTTGATATGCGCGATGAAGCGACTGAACGTCAGTTCCTACAGACGCTGAAGTCAATGGGTGTGCCTGTCGCCGATAAGCACATGATGGTCGGTGTTCCGTTTGACTTCAAAGAGACTCTTGATCGTCTTGAAAAGGAGATGGTCATGAAGACCGTCGCTCAACAAGAGGCGAAAATGGAGTCCTACAAGATTCTTCAAGCAAAGGGTCTTCCTGTTCCTCCAGAACTCCAAGCGGAGATTTCCGCCATGCAGGGAGGCATGGGAGGGGACATGGGAATGGCCGGAGGCCCCGGTGGAGCGCCGGGAATGCCCTCTATGCCGCCTCCTCCCGGTGGTGGCCCAATCTCCGCTCCCCCTCCGCCCGGCGACCTTCTTGGTCCCGGTGGTCTCGGCGAGGCTCCTCCAATGGGAGGGCCTCCGCCCGCAAGCCCCATCTCTCCAGAGGCGGGTCCTGTTCCTGAAATCAGCAATGAACGTAGGCCGGGATTGCAATATAACCGTATGTCGGGTCGAAAAGATCCCGAATATGAGTTGCAACCCGACGGCAAGTCTGCTATAAAAAAAGCGACAACCGCAAAGCGGCCTCGTTCAATCAAACTGATTCAGGAAGAAGATGAATAGAGAAACGCTCGAATATTGCCTAGAGCGCAAACCGAAGTATGCCGCCGCCGACGAGAAGACCCCGTCGTGGGCGGAACTTGCTGAGGAGATTGGCTGGGAGGGTTCCATCGCCGGTCTTCGCTCTAGAGTCGCCGAATATCGCAAGTTGAAGAACAAGCATCAGCGCTACATCCCCGGCGCTGGCTTCGTCCTTCCTGATACGGAGAAATGGGGCGATGGCATTGCGCCGTTGCTTGAGCCCACGACCAAAGAAACTTTTGAGGTCGCAGTATCTCTTTCAGACATTCATTTCCCTTATCACAATAAGGAACTCTTAGAATCTACTCTTCATGTGATGGAAGATGTGCAGCCACACGTTATTGTGATTAATGGAGACGTGAACGACTTTTTCCAGTTGTCTCGATTCAACCAAGGGCTTGAGCGTCTGGATAATCTCCAAGAAGAGATTGATATGGGTTACGAGTTTCGTCGTCAACTTCGCAATATGTTTCCGAATGCCACGATTCGTGAAAATCTCGGCAATCATGATGAACGCGTTCTCTCATATATTGAGAACAACGCACGTTCATTGGCGAGCCTGCGAGCGCTCAAGCCGGAGGTCCTTCTCGGTCTTGATGAACTTGACATCGCTCTCTTTGGTCGTGGTGGCCACCGAATTCGTCCTGAATTCGTTTTTGAGCATGGTCATGTTGTTCGCGGCGAGGCTGGCGCGAGTGCAAAGGCTCGTTTGACCAATACGCTTATCTCTGGCCTCATGGGCCACACGCATCGTATGGCGGAATATCCGAAGTTTGGCTACCGTAGCCTCACTTGGTACGAGCAGGGCTGTCTCTGCTCTCGCAATGCTGATTACAAGATCGGTGAAACCAACTGGCAGCCCGGTTTTGCCGTCTGCCACTTCTCTACAAAGACTGAAAACTATCATGTTGAACTGGTCCGCGCAGTCAACAATGGCTATATCTACGGCGGAAAACATTACGGCAATGTCTACGATCAGGAGTTGATGCCGGTATGAGCGCAGAGTACGTCCATGTGTCCATGTGGAACATGAATGGTGGGAGCGTCCCACAGGAGTCCGTTGATGCAGTCGTTGAGGCTGTAGAAGCGGCTATTAAGTCGGCTGAAGAGAAGCACAACGTAAGACTTCTTTACAGCGTTATCACAAATGATCCAGTCGAGGTGTAGAAATGGAACTTCGTGAGGTAACGGTTTCATATCGCGCAAGCGTCAAGGCCAATCTGGGCAACTATGAATCGGCTGACATTTCAGAGAGTCGTGCCGAAACATGGTTTGTGATGGACGAGTCTGATGAGGAGGTTGCCCGCTTCCTTCAGATGCGCCGTGAGGCGATTAAGAAGGAAATCGACGCATATCTTGAAGCAGGATATGTCGAATTAAAGGGTGGCTCAAATGACTGATATGGTCAATCATCCGCCTCATTATGATTTTGGTCCTCATGAAACAATTGATGTAATTGAGGCTTGGGGTCTTCCCTATCACCTTGGAAATGTTGTCAAATATGTTTCCCGCGCAAAGCGTAAGGGCAAGGAATTAGAAGATCTGAAAAAAGCCGCTTGGTATCTGGATCGATATATCAAGATGCGAGAAACCGAGGGCATTGAGCGTTCATACCAGTTGAGTTTGTTTGACGATGACTGACATCATTAAACACATTGATTCTCCTACGCCTGAGATCATCCGTTTCCGCGAGGCGGCTAGAGCCCGCGCAGGTGAGGTATCGACTAAGGGGTGTCCTCACCCTGTGTCAGCCATTGATTGGGTTGTAGACGACGATGGCACTACAGGGCGAAATGGTCGCCCCACAAACCTGTTCGTCTGCACCGTTTGCAACAACTTCTTGCGTCTTGTCGACTTCAATGGCGTTGAGGCAAAAGATGGATGATTTTGATTTTTATGAACTCCTAGGAGAAGAAATGTATGAGTCAGATCCCGAAGAGTCGTTCGGGTTAGATAATATCTATCATCAAATCCCTGTAGATATGGTGATTCACCTTAAGAGTCGCCAAGAGCCTCTATTTGCAGAACATGTTTTCTTTTTTGAGAAAGAAGATCCGGTTCACTCCATTGAGGAATTGATGAACTTTATGGCCACATGGTGGAGCGCTGTATCTGAAGACAAAAACTTGGATTATATATTTCTGACAGATTCGTCTTCGAACAAAAAAGCGATTCTGCTTGATGACGTGGCGGTAATCTCCTTCATGGCCCCACCAAAACCCGAATGGATGGAAGATGTCAAAGACGATACAGATTCCGATTGAGGACGTTGAGGACCTCGTAGCAGTCCTGCATCTAACGATGAGCGCGTATCAGGGTCATGACGTTGCAGACTCGTATAATAACCTTCAGCAGACAGTAAAGTATAGACCACTTACTATAGAACTGGTAAGACTTCATGAGCGAATGTCTGGCTTCTTGAAGGATTATCTGTTCGATGAGTATCAGGAAGAAGATACAGATGCCGAAGAGGAATGATTTTTCTGATCCCCTACAGCCATTTGGGGATCCCTTCAAAATTCAAAGAGAACCAAAGGGCGGCGTCCCAAAACAAAAAAGACCGCCAGCACAGGCTCCTGAAAGTCGAGCCTTGTTCGACCTTCAGACCGATATTCTTAAAGCCCTTTCTGCTCTAGAGAAAGAAGAATACGACGGGAAGGCAATGCGCCCTATGCGTAACGCCTATAAGATCATCAATAGATATCTGAGGCAGTACGCTCACGGGATGTCTAGCGACGAAGATGGTGATATTTTTGGCTCCCGTCTATGAGTGGAAAAACGAGCGCGGTAAGGTTGTAGAGCATGACTCCCCGGACGTACCGCCTAGTCTTAGCGGCACTTGGACTCGCGTGTTTTCTTTTGGTATTTCGTCTGTGAACGGGGCGGGCGGTTCTCCTAGTAGAACGACCCCTGTAAGCAGCAGTAAGTCTTCACCTTAATAGGTGATGGAGTTTTCAGAAAAAGAACAACAAGTGATCGCTTGGCGCAAAGAAATGCTTATAAAAGCGGGTTGGGAACCGGCTATTGCCTTGGATATATCTCAAAAAATGCACGTCGATTTGCGTCTTGCCGAAGCGGCAATCAAGTGCGGCGATCAGTCGCAGGCTCTGTACTTACTATCGCTCTCAGACGACCCAAATAATAAGTGATAGAGCGGTAAGGATTCAGGGGGTGATCCGAAGTCTACTTCTGCAAAGAAGTCTTCGAAACCACAGGGGGCCAGAGTATGGCAACAGTGAAATCCCACCGCTCTACTGCCGTACTCTGGCCCTTCGCATTCTATTATCTGTTTGTCAACGCGCTCTAATTAGTAGAGCGCGTTTTTGTTATGAGTAAAGATATTCAAAAAACCTCTGAAATGGGCTGGGGAACAGATGCTTACCCTGCCCAACAGCCTCAAGAATTGCAGTTCCAATTCGACAGGGCTCAAATGGCGCAAATGCCGCGAGCAATCAGTCAATCGTTCAATTGGGTTGTCTCTGGTAAGAACATTTTAGTCGTTGATCCTGAACATCTGGATAACGCCTTTAACGCTTTGGGCATAACCAAAGAGCACCATGGTCCTTATGCACTGGGAACAGTTGAAATTTCACACAGATGGACAACGACGTTTACGGTTCAGGAATCCAATGTGGATCTAGACTTTTTGTTCCGTATTTTTCAGCGATGGGCGAAATATCCTGAGGTAAACTTCGAGCGTTGGGGCCACCCATTACATGTGGATTCTGTGCGTGATAGCAACGGCATTCCGCTTCCTGTCAAAATTAAAAAACAGGCGGCAGACCCCGGAGTCGGAGACCAATACCCGAATAAATTATGGGTGAACACAGACGACGATCTTCGAACCGATATCCAAAGGCGCTATCCGGGACAAGACGATATGAAGTCGACAACTCCAAATTTGGTTGAAGGCCTTTATCAATGCGCAGAGTGTCATGAAGAGTTTGATTCTTATCCTGAGTATCTTCTTCATGTGACCCATGACCATCCCAAGTGGGATCCAACTGGGCCGGAATATGAGATTCGCGACAACGACGAATACTTTTATCCTGACAATGAGGCGGTATATGACAGAGACGGTGGCATTCATACAGGTGCCGTAGAGGGACCGATTCCGTTTTCTTTTCATGTCGAACAGGATCGTCTATATGTTGGCGAACCGGGCGACGAAAAAGTGGATGTCGATTCATCCAACCCCTTTGGTGTCGCAGAAGGATATTACACGCCAGATGGTGATATAATTATTGTCAATCAGTCTACAGTCCCTTATACTATTCGACATCTTATGAGTCTTTGGGAATATATGTATCCTGAAAACGAAATCAAACATGTTTATTTGGTGCGAGATTCTGATAGCGGAAGCATAAGAGAGCGAGTTGCTAATGCTTAGTTCTCAAGAAAAGGCCACTATTTGGGATAAGCCCGCTTCGCAATTGTCGGCGGTGGAGTCTGCCTATGCCGAAGACCCAACCGCTTTTGATTTAGCCCAAAACTCAGAATGGGATTTAGAAAAATTAGGTCGAATACAGCATCAGTCTGCTTGGGTGGATGTTGAAGCAAAAGCAAGAAGACTGATATCTGAAGGAAAGATTGTTGTTTTTCATAAGCGACCCTATGATCTTCAACAACCCCAAGGTTTTGTTGAAATTTATGGAAATATTACTGGCGATCATGGTCGTTATGATGCAAAAATTATTTTCTCACACCCAAGGTCTCGTGCAGTAAGAACATGGTCTTGTCAATGCACATGGGCAAGATATGTATGGGATAGAAGACCAATATATAAAGTGGATTCTGATGGTAGGCGTAAAGAGGTTAATAGAAAATTTGAAGGAAGGCTTTGTTCTCATGTCCTTGGTCTCTGGTGGATGTCATTTAACCTTCCCGTCGAATACGATGAAGTCGATCCCGAGATTCTCAAATACTACACACCAGAAATGGCAGAACAGGGAAAACTTTTTGAAACTGATGTATACCAGATAAATAAAATCAAAAATGAAAAAGACAAGGAAAAGCGAATTTCTCCTGAAAAACTGGCACTGATTCTTGGCATTGATATCACACTATTGAATAAAAGCATTCAGGGCGCTCTTGATATGGCGATATCCGCAAAAGATGTTGTTGATGAAATGCGCAACCTCATAGAAACAATACTTGACCCCAACATTCCTCAGGATCAGAAAGCGACTGCGTTTCAACGTTGGGAGCAAATTCTTAATCAACCGGCATTTAATGAAACCGACACCGTTTACAACAAAGAAACGGGCGAATGGGACTATAAATTGCAGCCCACTTCGGACATCAATGTCATTAAAAAAGAAATCAAAGACCGATTAATTGAAATTCAGGACGCTCAATCAGAACTTCAAACAATTATTGCAAAAATGCCTCGTCGGAATGTGCCCGACCCTGAGTTTTTCTGGGCAGACCGAAGGCGTTACGAAGAACTCCGATCTATCATTTCCGAACTTGAAAAAGAAATCAGGACGCGTTCAAAT